CTAAAAGTTTATAAAAAGTTTATAGAATTACCATCGAGACCATCGGAAGACATATCTACTTAAAAAGAAAATAAAAATCTCTAAAAAATATTTTTAAAAAATGCTTTAAAAAAATATTATCTAATATATTTATATAATGAACTCTAATAAAGTTATTGTTTCTGGCAAAAATGCCACCACCTCCGTTTTTATCACCATCTCCGAATCTCAAAAAGAACAAGCCGAACGTTTAGAATATGAAATAAGAAACTCTTGTACATCAACTGAAGAAGAAGAAGAGGCGGAAAATAACCAATATAAAATAAAGAAGCTATGGACACAATCAAAATATTGTGATGAATGTGGATTAAGTAAACTCGATGAGTGTACTTGTGATGATGAATCCGATGATGAATCCGACTTTGAAAATGAACACGATGAGATAAAGCATTTAAAAGTAGTTGAAGTATTAAAAAATGAATTAGAAGAAACAAAAAAACAATTAAAACAAAAAGATAGTGATGCATTCACTTTAAAAACAACTATAGAAACAAGAGACAAAAGTATTAAATCTATAGTCGATGAGAAAAGCACATTATACGATGAGATACAACAACTAAAAAAACAATTAAAACAAAAAGATAGTGATGCATTCACTTTAAAAACAACTATAGAAGCAAGAGACAAAAGTATTAAATCTATAGTCGATGAGAAAAGCACATTATACGATGAGATACAACAACTAAAAAAACAATTAAAAGAAGTAAGTGAAGAAGCTGATATGGCAGTACATAATCACTCAGTAGATGCAAAAGCATTATTTAAAGAAATCGGAATAAACAACAAACTAGAAGAAGAAAATAAATCATTGAAGCAAATAATCCGTGGTTTACACGTTAGTTTATCAAAAATGACAAAACAATATAATAAAAGAACTACAGAATTAAAAGATGAAAGAATATTTAGAAGAGATAATGAAGATAACTTTTTTAGATTATTAGATAAGTATAATAGATGCGAAAAAGCATTAAAGAAAGTCACAGTATAAACATTAAATAGATATTTAAAATAATTATTAATTATTTTAAAAATCAAATGCACTAAAAGTTTTGTTTTAAATAATATTTTCGAGATTTTCTACTGGTTCATTATTGATTAATTCAGCTGGTGCATCGAAAATATTTCTTTTCTTATAAGGTCTAACTGGTTTTCCGCTAGGTATCACTTCATTATTTTTAAGTTGTTCTATCTTCTTCTTTTCATATCTTAAACGGGCTTTTTCCTTGATATCTCTATATCTTTCTGAGTTATCATCGCGCTGTTCTTGATAGTACATTCTAGAGTATTGTTTTTTGTATGCAATTCTACGGGCTTCTTTCTCTTCAGGTGTTAAAGATAAAGTCATTATATATATAATATAATATAGAAAATAATCTTTATATATTTTTTAAATATATAAATATTATATTTTTTTAAATGTCTAAACTACTAGGTTTTCCGATGGTACCATCATCATGATCACTATCAACATCAATAGGCTTTCTTTTTAGTCCGATGTAATAGCATCCAGCAGGTAAACGTTTCTTGTTAATGTTGTTATTCTTTAAAGCTTCTGCAAACTTTACAGAAGTAATCTTTTTATATTCTCCATCTTGATTATATAAATCTAATAATTTTGATGACTTCATTTTAGATGTTTCATCAACAGTAAAATATTTTTCAATAAATAAACCAACATCATTATTATCATTGAAATATTCTTTTGTGAATTCTTTTGATTTCTTCGGCTCTTTGATTTTCTTTACAGAATAATCTTGAGAAACTAAATGAAGAAGATAACAAATCATTGTATCCCTGTAAATAGTATCGTTGTCAATTGAATCTTTTAGTTCAACATCTATTTTTCTTTCAAAAGATTTGGTTGGTTCATCAACGAAAGTAAAAGGAAAATGGATGAATCTAAAACGATTTTTGATGGCTTCGTTAGTTTCATCAACTGTAGGTTGTTTATTGCAACTGATGAACATAGTAAAATCAGGTAAGTATTCTAAAGGGTCTTTGAATAAGCCTCTAACATTGATAATATCACGTCCTGTTAACTTCTTAACCATTGGAATATTAAACTTGGTTTCTCCATTTGCATCACAAGCAGGTTCAGAAATACATAAATAACGAATTCCCTTAGCAACAGCTAATGTTGGATTTAGTTGTGTATCTTTAGCAGTTAATAAATCATTATTACCAGTTAAATAATAGTTTCCAAGTGCTTTTTGTATAATGGAAGATAGAACACCTTTTCCGTTGCGACCATTACCAGTCATAATATAGAGTTTTTCAAATCTATTAGTATGCAACGACATTGCAGTAGTCATAAGAAAATAATCACAAACTTCTTTATCTTCGAAGATGGAAAAAACTAACTCATCTATTAATGTAAAATCTTTTATGATGTCTGGAGCATCATAACCAGTATTTCTGTAAATATAATCGGTCTTTTCTATGTTTCTATATATACCTTTTTTAATGTCAAATACCTTATTTTTGAAAGAAAATAGGTCTTGTCTTGCATCGATTTTCTCATCCAAATCTTTGATATGATATTTTATTGCTAAACATTCTGCGATGTGTTTTACAAATGTTAGACTAGTACACGACTTATAAATAGATATAAATGATTTTTGTATCTTTTGATATTCCATATTATCAAGTTTAACATTATTCATTTCTGCTTTGATGAAATCTTTTAAAAAAGTTATTATAGATGCGTTAAGGTCATAAGGTTCTTTTTTATGGCATTCTAAAATATTATATTCGTTGTATGAATACCATCCAGTTTTATTACTCCATAAATATTTGTTTTTATCATACTTGTAATATAATGATGCGAAATCATCGTGAGTCCAATTCTTCATATCAGCAAATATGCTGGCTGTTGCGTTTTGTGTTGGGTTAGAAAAGTTACTAGACATTTATATATATATAATACTATATATTTTTTCTTTATATAACTTTTTTTAAAGGTTTTTTTAATATAATGTAGTATGTAGGCATTTTTTTTACAAAGCCTTTTATATATATAATATTTATATATTTATAAATACTTTTCATTTTAACTATACATACCCTACACTATATCCATCTTATTCATTTTTATTATACATAAACCTTACAATAACCCCTACAATAACCCTTTTTCTTACATACTTTTTAAATAATCTTTTAAAAGATTCCATAATAATCATTTAAATAAAGCTTTAAAAAAGCCCGCCCTTGTTTAAAGTCCCTACATATTCTTCTAGATTTGGGAGGGTGGCGGGAGGGTTGGAAAGTTTAGGTTACAGAAATCAGGGAGAATGTTCAGTTGAAAAATAATCTAAACTATATATATACAATGGATGATCAAGAATTAGAAATAATAGAAGATACACCGATGAATGATAGTAATATCAGAAACTATTTTCCAGATGCAAGGATATTAACATATAAAGAATTAAATGATATGGATTCCATCGAAGATCTTCTCCCCGATCATAAATCATATGCTATTCTTTTAGTAGAACAAGAACCAAAGAAAGGTCACTGGGTTTCATTAGATCGACTTAATGACACTGTCAATTATTTTGATTCTTATGGTGGTGCTCCTGATATAGCTACTAAATATACCCCGCCTGAGAATCGTGAGATGTTAGGGCTCGAAGATAAACCACTAACTAAGTTATTAAAGAATTCAGGTCTTACTGTTAAGTATAATCCACACAAATATCAAGAGACAGATTCAGATATAAAAACTTGTGGACGTCACGTATGCAATAGAATTAAACAGATGCAAAATGGCAAGACCCTACAACAGTATAAGGATTATATGGATAATCTAAAAAAATCAAAAGAATTAAACTATGATGAAATAGTTTCATACTTCTTCCCCGAATGACCTTTAAGTGGTTTCTTTAAGTGGTTTCTTTAAGTGTATAATAGCGTCATATGGATCCAAATGGCTTGTACAACTCTAATTATTATCCTCTACCACATCCATTTTTATTCTCTTTAAGTGGTTCTTTATGTGGTATAATACTCTTATACTTTTCAATAGAAGAAAAATGAGTAGCAACTTCTTCATCAGTCCAACCAATCCATTCACCTTTTTCATTATAAGGGTTTCGCATCTTAACACCAGCTGAAGTAACAATAGGAGGTCTATGAAGACCGATAATCCTTCTAATATTATTAATAACGTGATATACATCAATCATATATATTAACCTAGTAAAAAATCTATTAATTAGTTTACTGTAAAAAATATATCTAAACATAATTATATGTCTCACGATTTATGTGATGTTGAAGAGCCTTACTATTTAATAGTAAAGGAATATGAAGAAAAACCAAAACCAGAAGATTTAACTGAAGTATTTACTATTGTATATGCTTATGATATACCTAAATGGCAAATCAAACAAGAAACCGATGGAGTTGAATATGTATTTTTTACATCATTAGATAAAGCTTGGAAAAGATTTAAATATGAAGGACCAAGAAGAGCATTGATGAAACGTATCCTTACTGACAATGAAGAACTTATTGAATTAGCTAGACGTAATGACAGTATTGAAATAAAAGAAGAATCTGTCGAAGAAACTATTACAACATAATTATATATTTTCTAAATAATAATATATAAATATGACTCATAGAGAAAATGTTCTTAAAAAATATGAACTACCAATTGATAAATCATATTCACTAGAAGAATTATCAAAGATTACATCTAAACCACTTGATACTTTACAAGAAGTTTATAATCGTGGTATCGGAGCATATAAGACTAATCCTCAATCAGTTAGAATGAAAGGCTCGTTTGAAAAAAATGTAGATGCACCAATGTCACAGAAACTATCAAAAGAGCAGTGGGCTTTGTCGAGAGTATATTCTTATTTAGATGGTAATCCAAAACACGATGAAGACTTACGTCTTGAAGGTGGCCTTAAACCTATCTCTGCTAGAATTGGTGGTAAAGTACTATTAAAGAAAACACTTGTAGATAAATATTTTCCTGCATCTGATACATATAAAACTTATGTAGAACCTTTTGTAGGTGGTGGTTCTGTATACTTCTATAAAAACAAAGATGATCATAAAGAAGTTGTTAATGACTTAGATCCATTTATATATCAACTATTTAAAGGATTCCAGAACTATGCTGGTTTAAAACTAGCTGATGATGTCAATGGTGATTACACTGAAGAAGATTTTGAAGATATCAAAGAATCACAACCAAAAAATGATTATGATAAGTTCCTTAAAACATATTTACTATATAAACTAAGTTATTTCGGTAAAGGCGAAGCATTCGGTAAACCTCGCATCAACACGTCTTTTACTGAGTATAAAGAACGTCTTAAAAATGTAGATATACTTAATAAAGACTATAAAGAAGTTATTGAAAAATATGATAGTCCATCGACATTTTTTTATTTAGATCCACCAGTTAGAGCACAAACTGGTAAGTTTAACTTCCCAGCTATTGATGTTAAACAGTTAGATAAAATATGTAAAAGTATAAAAGGTAAGTTCTTATTATCTCTAGCTGATAAACCTAACGATGAATTATTTAAAGGATTTAATGTTGTTGAGGTACCTACTAAATATGTTCAAGGTAGAAGTAAAGGTGGACAATCATTAAAGACTAAAGAATATTTAATTATGAATTATAAACCATCTGAAATGAGTGGTGAAGGTGTTTTAACTGGATATGGTATGGAAAAGTTCCATAAACAACTTAAAGAAAAAAATATTACACACAATCAATATATGAAAGCTGTATCTAAAGCAGCTAAAAAGAATGGTTACGATCCATCGAAACTTGAGATGTCAGATGACGGAGATCATAAACTAATATATACTACACCAGAAGGTAATGAAGTACCCTTTGGAAAAGTTGACTATAATGATTTTATAATATATACATTATCAAAAAATACTAATGCTGATAGATATAGAAAAGCTTATTTAGCTAGAGCAACACAAATAAAAGGTGATTGGAAAAGTGATAAATATAGTCCTAATAATCTTGCAATAAATATCCTCTGGTAAAGTATATGTTCTTATGCCAATTAGACGGAAAGTTATTTAATGATGACAACAAATCATTAAATATTACTTTACAACAGATGAATCTTCAAAATCTTAAAAAAGAAGTAGATGTTGAAGTATGTACTAACTGCTATGGATTATGTAATACAAAATATATATTGTTATCAAACAATAACTATTTACTCGAACCAAAAGAAAAAATAAAAATATATAAAATATCATCTTCAACATTTGAAAATAAAGATGTAAAAGATAGCGAAAAATCTGAGAAAAAACAAATCACTGAAATATTAACAACGATGAAAAATAATATCCGTAGAAACAGTAAAAAATCTTAGTTTATTTTACAGTAAAAAATATCTAATAAATATTATATGACAACGATTGATTTCACACAAAATCTTTCTAATGAATTAAAAATACAAAAAAACGTCTCTGACAGTACTGTCCAAGCCTATCTTAGAAATCTCAAAAAACTCAATAATGACGAAGTATTAAAGAACTATAACTTTTTGAAGAAGATTGACAATATCGTCAATATACTTTCCAAGTACAAAGAAAACACTAAAAGAAACTTCTTAATCTCCGTTGTATCTGTACTATCATTATCAGATAAACCAGTAATTAAAAAGTTACACGATAAGTACTATGCATTAATGATGAAGAAAAATGAAGATATTAAGAAAGAAGTAAAACCCAACGAATTAACTACAACACAAGAAAAGAACTGGATAAACTGGAAAGATGTTGAAGATAAATATAAATCACTCGAAACAGAAGTTGATGCATTTAACGCTAAAAAAGAATTATCAGATAGTGAATATAATACTCTATTATCCTATGCTATTCTATCGTTGTATATACATCAAGCTCCTAGAAGAAATAAGGACTATCAAATAATGTTAATAACAGATAAATATAATGTTGATTTACCTAAGGATAAAAACTATCTTGATATAGATAGTAAAAGCTTCATCTTTAATGATTATAAAACAGCATCTAAATATGGTACACAACACGTTAAGATATCAGATGACTTATGGTCGGCTTTGATGAAATATTTTAAACATCATCCTAAACTAACTATTACTAAAAAAGGTGTATCAACCAAAGCACTTGAATATTTCTTAATGTATAAGAATAACTCTCCCTTGGATAAAGTAAATAGCATCACGAGAATACTTAATAAAGTATTCGGTAAAGCTATTGGATCATCTATGTTACGTCACATCTACTTAACTGGTAAATATGGTACTATATTAGAAGAACAAAAAAAGGATGCTGTTGATATGGCTCATAGTGAAGCTATGCAAAAAGACTACATAAAGAAACCTAAGCCTATAACTGTTATGTTATAAAGTAATTCTTTCGTCATCAATTCTGATTCTATATGATTTAGGTTTTTTAGAATCTATATCACTTTTTCTAAATGTATTTTTATCTAGTTTTTTTAGTGTATATATTCTCTCATTATAGTCATCTTGAGATATTTCATTAAAAGCATCAGTATTTTTATTAGTTAAATATCCTTTAGAAGGTGAATAATACCAAAAAACTCTAGGTTTTCTTCCTGAGTATTCTTCCTCATCAAGGAGTGTTTGTATCTTATTTTTATCGATATATAACCATTTACCTGGATTTTCATAACTTGTTTTTAATTCAATGATTTCATTCTTTCTTTCAAAATCTATTTTATTGAAAAATGTTGATTGGTCAAACCCTACTAGTGGTTTATCTTTATATTTTTTATCATTAGATAAAAAATATTTTTTAAATAAAACTTCATTTCTAGTACCATCTTCTCTTTGAATAGGGTCTTTTGATATATTACTATGGTCTTCATCATTTTTTGATAATATCATTTGATAATATAATGTTCTTGCTTTAGTTCCTTCATCTGATATTTCATTTAGTTTTTTTGTATCAATTATTTCTAATAAGTCTAATACATCAGTTAACTGAGAATTAATATCATCTATACGACGTTTGCTATAAACATAGTCTTCTTTTATTTCTTCATTATCTATTCTATTTTTTAACTTTTTATATTTTTCATTTAATTCACTAAAAAGATTATTATAAGCAGTCTGACCATAAGTCTGTAGCTCATCTATTTTATTATATAAAATAAAAAACTTTTCTTCAATTAACTGTAACTGTCTTTGTTGTTCACTAATTAATGAAGGACTTAAAGTTCGTGACATGAGTTTTTTTATATCAAATTCCATTTTTTTTATAGATTGTTTATCTTTTATTAATTCGTTTATTTTATCATCTATATCTCGTCTTCTTTCTTGATAATGTATTAAAATATTATAAAATGACCATAAAATATTAGGAGCATTTTCCGAAGGTTTAATAACTGTTAAATCTAGAATACCACTACCTTCCATATTTTCAATATCTATATTTTCTATCTCTTCTTTTTCATCATCTACTAATTCATAAGTTTCTAATATATCATTTTCTAATTGGTCAAATGATTTTTCATATTCGTCTAATAACTTATCTATCTCATCTATTAAATCTTTATCTTCTTGTGTCATTTCTTCTTCTTCAGGACTGTAACCATTAACATTATTATCTGGTTCATCTTCTAAAGGTCTACTAACTTTAAACATATAATAATACATAGATTATTATTATATATTTATTTTATTTGTCATCTTCCAGATCATCAAAGGTGAACAAGTCCTTTTCGGTCATAATACACATTGGATAAGTCTTAAAAATAGTTGCCCAACGAGTCTTCATCTTCTTTATCTTCTTCATTTCTTTAGAGTCCAACCCAGCATAACTTTCTAAAAAATATTTAGTACCTCTACCTCCACCAGCGTGTGGGAAATATGTAATACTATGACACTCATTTAAAATACGTCTAGTTTCCCTTCCATTTGAGGGCAGGTGGTTCGTTAAGATGCAATCAATCTCAAAATGACGGCCTATTTCAAGAATACCATTTAACACATCGTAAACAGCAGCCTTAATATCTTTCTCTTTAATAACATCAATATCATCAAAAATAACTAATGACTTCTTAAACATATCAGTCTCAAGTGGTTCTTTAACTAATAAATCATTAATTAGAATTCTTACTGGTTTAATATCATCTAAACTCTCATCATCCTTCAATGACGAAAACAAATAAACTTTACTATCTTTATGTTTAAGCTTCCATTGCTTAATATATTGTTTGGAGTAGTACGATTTACCAGAACCAGAAGGTCCAAAAATATATAATATCTGTCTTTCTGTCTCAGGGTCAGGTATCTGTTGGAACTTACCATCGTCAGGAATATGAACAGTATCAAAGTTCTTACTAATATCATCGCTATCCTCATCAGTAATAGAAAACACTTTTCCATTAAACTTTCCTTTATCTATCTTAGCTAGAGTTTTACCAACTTTTTCAATATTGAAGGGCATATATACAAATACATACAAAATAAAATATTTTTATATCTAAATCTTTACTTTTTCTTTTTGGGTTTTAAATCAGGTAACTTGAATTGGTCGTCTTCTTCTTCTGGTATCATTCCATCAGTACCTAAACCAACTTTTTTATAAGGGTCGTTTCTTTCATCAATAGCAACCTTTTTTAACTTTAATAAAGCCTTTGATTTTTTACCAGAACCTTCAATATTAGTTATAGGTCCTTGTAATAAACTAATATCAGCCCCTCTTGCATTTGTTTCAGGATGGTCTATAGCATTTTTATTAGCTAATAATACTTCATATGAATATTTGGATGAATCATCTTGAGCTAAGAAAGGATTTAAGTTTCCAAGAGGTGTATCGTGAGGAGGATTATTTTTGATTTGCCAGTTTCTATTTGCATTAATCATATCGTTTTGGATCTTTTGGTCATTTGATATAGGTCTTTGCATACTGTTATATTGTTGTTTAGGGTTGGCTAGTAAATCAGCAAGTGGTCTACCAGAACCTCTATACATACCATCTCCTTTTATTTTAGGTGGTACATTAAGAACACCTTGAGAAGCAGCATCAGCAGCAGCAGCATCGGCATTCGCAACAAGAGCAGCATCAGCAGCCTCCTCTTTTTCTCTATCCTCGTCATCCTCAACTTTTTCTTTATTACTACGAGCATCAGATCTAGCAGCTCTTTCCATAACTTTAATCTCATCATCAGTAAGATTGAGTCTTTTTTGGATATCTCCCATATCTTTTAACATGTCTAGATATTCCATTTTAACAGTAGGTGCTAATCTTTCAGCATCAAAAACGTCTCCCTCCAATAACTCCTCATAACCTACTTCAAGTTGACTCTTTTCACCAAGTAATCTTTTTAATAGAGCTCTATTTGTTTTACCTTTAACTGCTAATAGTTGACTTGGACCACTTAAACCAGTAGTACGACTTCTAGATTCAGGTGTAAATAATTCATCTAATGCATCTAATGTATCACTTACATTAAGATGTAGAGGTCCATTTACAACAATATCTTTTAATTGTGCATTAACTAAATGTTGTGTTTTAGATATTTCTTTTTCTACTACTTCTAATGTTTTTTTAGCGTGTTCAAATATTTTTTCAGATATTTCTCCTTTTATCTTTCTAACGTGTGGTGTCAACAAACTTAGTTTATGTTTTAGTTCTTTCTTTTTCTTTTGTAATAATGCGAGATATCCTTTACCAGAAGTAATATTTAAGTCATCAGCTAATCCTTCATAATTGGGTACTCCAAATCTATACTGTTCTACATCTAACATTTTAAAAGGAGGTGATTGATCTATTATTTTTACAAGGTTATTCATCATATTTTGTAATGATGCAAGATCAGGATCTTTTACTTGATTTAACTGAAACTCTAAATGTTTTAAAGGTTCTGTTAATCCTTTTAAAACTTCTGCTAAATACATAACTGTACTTTGGTCAACAGATTTACGAGTACTCCATTTACCTCCAACAGATTTGGTACGTTCGATAATAGTACTTACTATACCATTATATCCACTAATAACAGCATATAATGCATCTATTGCATCTTCTGAGGATTTCGATTGAGATTTTTTATTTTCTTGTGATAATCTATCCATATATAATATATGATATATAAAATATTTTTTATATATAATATTTTTTTTATATTTTCTGTATTAACCTCTACCAGAATACATACCTTCCCCTTTTATTTTAGGTCCATTATAAGGAATTGTTTTACCAGGTATTTGAGCAACTTGAACATTATCATCATCTCCATCAACCTTATCTTTTTTCTCTTCATAATCTAAATCTAATGCATTCTCAGCTTTATCTCCAGTTTCTGTTGCATAACCAGTATTTATTAGTTCTTGTCTTTGATTATCAAGATTCATTAATCTATCGACCTTTGCTTCATCTAATGAACCATATTGGTGACCTGATATTAATTGAATAGCTTTATTTATTTTTTCTTTTAATGCATCTATTAAGGTACCTAATGTAGCTTCTAGTTTTATATCTCTTTGAGTTGGTGGTGCTTTATCATCACCAATAGAAGAAATATGTGCAGCTGTTCTGTCTAAAATAACACGATTCATAGTACGTTCGTTATTTAATATCTCTTCTAATTGAGAGTTTCTAAATGTAGCCATATATACATATACTTATATTTTATTTTAATATTTAATATTAAGTTTGATTTTTCCCAGAAAAAATCTCTAGTAAAGTATATGGAATCAACTCTACCAATGTTAAATATGAGATACTTATTATTTCTCAAAAAAATAGGAATTAAACCTAAATATTTTTATGATATTGGTTCATCTAATCAATGCTGGTCAAAAGTAATGAAATCAATATTTCCTGAACTAAGATGTTATACCTTTGATGCTCATAAACCTTTTAATGCTGAATTCCCTATCTGTCTAAGTAATGTAGATAACCTTGATGTAAAGTTCTACAACCATAATGAACATATTAAATCAATATACACACTTAATGAAGAAGTGTGTGATAAATATGAAATATTATATACTATTAAACTTGATACTTTTGTTAAAGAACAATCATTAGAGACGCCTGATATAGTAAAGATTAACTGTTGTGGTGCTGAAAAAAATATTATTGAAGGAGGTATAGAAACTATTAAGAATGCAAAATATTTAATAGTTACCTTGATGAATTATGGAATATTCGATGATGCACCTACAGCTAAAATAACTGGTCCCTATATTGAAGAATTAGGTTTTGAAATGATAAATGCTCTAGATAATAATGGATTAGGATTAATAGATTATGTATTTAAAAATAAAAATATCTAACATATATATATATAAATGCCTTACTACAGCCAAGATATGATTGGTGGTGCTATGAATGCATCTCACATTTATTATAATATTAATATTTCAAACGATTATTCTGGTTGGGATATAAGTTCAAATGGTGTTGTAATACCAATAAATACTAATGATAAAGAATTACAGTTAGTATTTAATCAATCAAGAGCCCAACCATACTTAATCAATCCATCTAAATATTTTTTATCTGTCCAACGCTTTACCATCGAAAGTCCTAACTTACCTGTATTTATATGCCAACCTATTGTTGGTCAAGCTGATGTTAATAAATCAATATATTCTATAACTATACAGAGAGAATCAGATGGTACAACACAAACACGTAATGTTTCTTGGCAACCAGATGATAAATCAGTACCAGTACCATCAGGAACTGTAACAACCAGTTGGCAAACTAATCCATATTATTATTGCTACTCTTATCAACACTTTATAGATTTAATTAATAATACCTTTACTGAATTCTTAACTGCTGGTTTTATTTCTGGAATAGGTGTAACACAACCTTATATATATTTTGATACTAAAACACATCTTGCTACAGTTGGTGGTAATGTTGCAACATATAGAACTGATTTACAAGGTGCATATTTAGGTATGGGTGGTATTGGTTATAAGATATATTTTAATATAGAATTATATAATCTATTCTCATCATTAAAATCAATATATAAAGGCACTACTGGTCCAGTAGTTGGAGCTGATTATCAATTAGTTATGGACACTGGTTCTAATACTCTTTATGCATCATTACAAAAATATATAGTTAATTGGTTTCAAAATCCTAGAAATAATACAACTGGTGGTGTTGATACAACAGATGTAATTAATACACAAGAATATTCAACTTTACCATTATGGACTCCTATAAAAAATATAGTATTTAGAACTACTTTATTAAATGTCGCTCCTGATATAGTTGGTACACCTATTGTTTTTGAACAAGGTAGCTTAAATATTAATGATGGTAAATCAAATACAGATATATTAAATATTATGATTGACCATACAGTACCATTAACAATAGGAACAGAATATAGACCTTTCATCTATTTTGAACCAGTAGGCGAATTCAGATTAGTTGAATTATACGGTAATCAACCTATTAATTCGATGGACATAGCTGTATTCTGGAAAGATTCATTCGGTAATCTTATTCCATTCGTTCTTGACATCGGTGCATCTGCAACAATCAAACTTTTATTCAGAAAAAAAACTTTTAATTCAGATAAGATTTAAAAATATTATATCTATGATATATATATATGTCACATAGATACGATAAAAACAAAGACCCTTCCCAAAAATATTATAATATTCTAGTAAAAAATAATAATACTGGTTATGATAAAAATGGTGTTCAAACAACTCAAACTGGTGCTGTAGAACTAGCATTTGAACAGACAAGAACAATCCCTTATATTCACTATCCTAGAGATTTTTATATGTCAGTAGTTGCTTTTGAAATGGATACCCAATCGGTACCCGTATTCATTGCTGACCCTATTGTAGGTCAAAGTGATCTTAATAAACTAGTATATACAATTACTATGGAATATGCACCTAATGCTATTAATCCTCATACAGTATTACAACAAAATGTTAGTTGGTTTCCTGAAGATTTATCAGCTATACCACCAGTCGGTAATGTTCCTGATAGTTATAACTTAGAGCCTTATTATTATGCTTATACATACCAACACCTTATTAATGTAGTTAATAAAACTTTACAAAGTATGTGGTCTACACTTGGTTCTCCTTTTGCAGGAGCAAATACTACATCTATATTTTTGACTCTAGAAAATAATATGGTTTCTTTATATGCTAATAAAAGTTTATGTATGACTAATTCATTAGGTGTACCTATAGGTGTATCTGGTACTGTTATAGATAAGTATGTAAAAGTTTATTTTAACTCTGAACTATTTAATCTATTCTCATCATTAGAAGGTATTAAACAACCACAGCCATTAAACTTCCTAACACCCTCTGCGTCATATCTAAACACTAATTATCAACTATTATTTATTAGAGATGTATCTTGTAAAAATAATGCAAATATACCTACAAACTTTACTACTGTACCTCCTTCAACTTCAAGTCAAATGGTTGTAAATAGTTCTGAATACTCACCTCTACCATATTGGAACCCCATCGATAAAATAGTATTTACTACAGCTCAATTACCAGTAGTACCTCAATTAATCGCAGCAGCTAGTAACTATTATAGTGGTACACAAAACTCCTCAACCAATGCTGATGTACAATATATATTATGTGATTTCTCAGCACAGCTTAAAACAGGTACTGAATACAAACCAAATATATCCTATATACCTCCTGCTGAATATGTATTAAGTGAATTATATAGTGACAAAGAATTATATTCTATTTCTATATTCGTATATTGGAAGGATAAGTTCGGTGATTTACATCCATTTTATTTAGAACCAGGTGGAACAGCACTATTAAAAATAATGTTTAGAAAGAAAGAGTTTTATTTCAATTAAAATATCTACAATAATATATATGCCAAAGTATAAACCTAAACTATTTGATAAAAATAAACATAATAGAAGGACACAATATTACAGAATCAATAATAACTCTGATTTATCTCACATTTATTACAGTCTAAATATTTTTAATAATAACACTGGTTATGATAAAACGGGTAACGCTATACCTATTAGATCTTCTGAACCTTGTATATTTAATCAGATGAGAGAGCACGCATATTTAGATAATCCTTCTGATTATGCTGTCACATTCGTAAAGTTTAGTTTGGACTCTAATTCATTTCCAAATCAAATAGTACAACCTATAGTAGGTCAACCTATTAATAGTGATGGCACTTATAATACTATCTTCGGAATCACTACTGATTTAGCTAGTGGATTCTATCCTATTACTTGGAAACCTGCAGATTCAGAACTACAACCACCTACATCTGGAGCTGACCTAATTACTACTTCGATGATATCTGATGAGTTTTTTTGGAACTATTCATATCAATATTTTATAGATAGAGTAAATGAAGTTTTAGAATTAATTACTAAAGAAGGTAGTTCAGTACCATATTTTAAATATAATTCTACAACTGGGTTAATAAGTTATTATACTACATTAACAACAAATCCAATATATTTAAATCAATCATTATATAATCTATTCGCTGGATTTCAGTATGAATATTATTTAGTAGCAGATGTACCAGTGTATCAACTAGTACCAACATTAGTCGGTGATTTTTTTTCTCCAGTATATTTTAAATATATTCAAAATAGAACAGACTTCGCAACTATACCACCAACTGTAGACACTTTTAATAATTATCTAGAAACTATACAATCATACAAATCAGTCCAATTATGGAATCCTGCAGTTTCGCTTGTATTCACATCGAAGACATTAGGTGTAGTATCTGACGATATTTCACAACCCTACATATATGGTATTAACCCAAATCAAAATACCAATAATTCAGATGTAGCTAACAGCATCTTTGAATACTTATTAAGTAGAAGAGCAGATCCTACAATAAATGATTTAGATTTTAATTATCTATTTAAGGATTTATTAAGTAATGAGCCACAAAAAGATTTAGTTATAGAAATATTCTGGAAAGATGATTTCGGTAACTTACATCCGTTCTACATAGAATCTGGTTCAAACTGTAATATAAAACTTTTATTTAGAAAAGATAACTTCGAAGTAGAATAAATAAATCTAGTAAAATATTTTCAATATAATATATTAAAAATATTTTATCTTCTAATAGTATATATATATGTCCGCAGACTTTGAAAAAGTTTTAGTCAAAGACCCTCGTCTTGATGTAACAGATTCCATTAAATATGCCGTTATTAAAGGTGGCCAAAATGTAACTATGTCTAAGTTCCAAGCTGTATCATCATCTAGCTCTCAATTAGTATTTAACGTACAAGTACCTTCAGAACAAACTATCATCGACAGACGTGTTTTACTCAGAGCTACATTAAAAGTAACTGTAACAACTACATCTAATGGTTTAAAAAATGCCAATGTATGTTATGGTATTAACGCTGCTTTAGCTTCATTCCCTCTTCACCAATCTATGGATACACTCTCTGCAACTATTAACAACAACACTGTAACTTGCAATATCAAAGATGTATTACCTGTTATTTTAAGATTACTCGAAGATGATGATTTAATCTACCACAACGGCACAACTCCTGCTTTTAATGATGTTGTTGGTCTTTATTACACATCAGCTAACGCAAATGACTTTAGTTTCTTATCTAACTCAAACACTTCTTTATGGGGTGCATCAGACCAAAAACGTTTCCACAGAGGTGCATTCCCTATCAAAAGCTATGTAAACCCTGGTGGTAATGGTAACATAAATGAAATAACATATGAAATAACTGAACCTCTCTTATTATCTCCTTTTATGTTCTCTAAGACAAAAGCTAATAACCAAGGTTTCTATGGTATCCAAAATATGAACATTGTAGCTAACTTAAACAATGGTGCCAGAGCCTTCAGAGGTCCTACAGCTGGCAATGCATCATTCTTAAATCCTTCTGGTGTTGGTGCTGCTGTAGATGCTGGTATCAGTGCCATAGCGGTTGACTTCTGGTCTGTAAAACCTGAATTACTCTTTACCTTCTTAACGCCCCACCCTTCTGATTTAATGCCCGCACGTAATATTGTCCCCTACTACGAATTACCAAGATACATTAATGGTGGCCAAAATGCTTGTGCCGCTGGTGTAGCATCAGGCACTGGTGCATTAGCACCTACAGCTTATCCCTTATCCTTCAATGCCATCCAATTAAATCAAATCCCTGATAAGCTCGTCTTATTTGCCCGTGCTAAGTCATCTGCAGCTAATGGCTGGGGCATAGCTGATGTAGCTTTACCTATCCAAAGTATTTCTATTAACTTTAACAATAACTCTGGTATACTTGCATCTGCTACTCAACAAGAATTATGGCAAATGTCTAAGAATAACGGTGCTAATACCACTTGGCCTGAGTTCTGTGGCTGGGGAACATCAGTAAATAATAATGGAGAAGGCTTAGTAGTTGGTGCTGTACCTTTATCTGGAAGCTATCTCATCTTAGAGTTCGGTAAGGATATTCAATTAACTGAAGATTTCTACAGTGCTGGCTCACTCGGAAACTTCAATCTCCAATGCGATCTCGTTGCATCAAATAACACCACATATGCCATTGCTGGTGGTGACGTCGAACTCGTCTGTATCACAATGAACTCAGGTGTATTCGTCTGCGAAAGAGGAACTAGTGCCACATACACTGGTATCTTAACCAAACAAGACGTTCTTGAAGCATCAGCTCAAGAATACTACACACACGATGATGTCAAACGCTTAGTAGGTGGTGGCTTCTTCGATTCTATTAAATCTGGTGTATCAAGCTTAGCCAAGAAAGGAATGAAGATGGGTAAAGAACACCTTGCCAAACACGGTAAATCTTATATGCAACAAGGTTTAAAGATGGCTTCAAAAGCTGGTAAAAAGATGTTACAAAAATACACAGCACCTGAAGACGATGAAGAAGAATAAAAATATAAATAACTCTAAAAATAATATATATATATAAAAAATATCTATATATATTATATATAATGCCGTATGATAACGAATATAATAAAAAGTTAGCTAGAGAAGTAGATTATGCTAACCGTAAATATATCGCACATTGTAGTACAACTGGACAAGGTACACCAGACTACAGAGCAAATGTACCTGGAATATCTGGTTCTGGTTCTGGAGGTGAAGCAACATTTACTGGTGGTGCTAGCGATTGTGGATCTGGTGGACAAGGTATCTTAGGATTACAAAATGGTTCATTAATAGGTGGACCTAAAGTAAAAGAAGTAAGTCGTAGATTTTTATCATCCTTTTCATCACTAGGTGCTCCTTTATCTCAAGTTGCAGATAAATCATCATCATCTGAACCTAAACCTTTAGCAAGTGGTACTTCAGCTGTAGGATTACCTAAACCTAGTGATGCTACTGCTGCTGCTGTACCTACACCTGAAACTCCTGCTGCTGCCCCTGAAGCTCCTGAAGTAGGTAAAGGTGGCGATGGACGCCCTGGAATTAAACCTTATAAAGGAGTTCCTGGATTATTCAGAAACTCTAGATTTTCATCATTAGCTAGTGGACCTGTACCTGCATCTGGTAAATATTTTGTAGCTGGTAAATATGCATCAGTCCGTGATTTAGGTGACTTCTCTGGTACTAGTGGTGGTGCTGGTCACCCTTGTTGTGAATCTTGTGATGATGGTATGAGCTGTGAATGCTCAGAAGATGAATCTGAAGTAATAGTTAAAGTTGGTGGTAATCTTGAAAGATCATCGTTAGGTTCTGGTAACTGTGGTTCTGGTGAACCTCTTCCTCCTAGAGCTCCTCTTCCTCCTAAAGCTCCACCTGCACCTACACCTGCACCTGCACCTGCACCTGCACCTGCTCCTGTTGCTAAACCTCCTGTTCCTGGTGCACCTAGAGCACCACCTAAACCTCCTTCTGCTCCTTCTGCTCCTTCTGTTCCTAAAGCTCCTCCTGTTCCTAAAGCTCCTTCTGGTCTTGGTCCTGGTCCTGTTCCTCATAAAGTACCTAAAAAAAAAAACGATGAAGGATTAGATATGAATGAGGAGGCCATCGTAAAACAATTGGAAAAAAACCCAATTGATAATCTCGTAGATAAAACCAGTAAATCTCAGTTTAAAAAAGAAATGGAAAAAGCATCAAAAAATAAATCAGCTAAAGAATTAAAAGCTTTTGCAAAAAAAGCAAAAAAAGCACATAAAAATCTAAAAGATATGATTCCAGATAAGTCTGAAAAAGATGTTGAAAAAGCAATCGATGATACAGTTGGTGAAGGTGCTGGTGGTAAAATCTTTCAATTAGGATTTGGAATTAATGAAGATACTTTACAAAAAGAAAGAGAATATAGAAATCAAATAAAAGATTTATCAAAACAAGAATTAAAAGATTTATGTGAAACAGAACAATTATCTTTTACTGATAAAGATAATAAAGTTTATTCCAAAGAAATGTTAATTAATAACTTAGTACACTGGTATAATAGAAATGGATGGGTTAGAGCTTATGAAGGTGGTCCAGTTGAATATTATTATAATAAAGAACAAGAAGCAGGTACACCCGAAGATAGTGAAGAAGAAGCAGAAGCAGATGTAGTAGTAGAAGTTGGTGAAGGTGGTAAAGGTAGAGCACCTAGAGCACCTAGAGCACCTAAAGCACCTAAAGCACCAAAAGCACCAAAAGCACCTAAACCACCCAAACCACCTAAAGCAACACCTCCACCCAAAGCTGCACCACCACCCAAAGCAGCACCACCTGGAGGTAAACCTCCACCTGGAGGTAAACCACCTGGAGGTAAACCACCTGGAGGTAAACCACCTGGAGGTCCTTCACTTCCTAATGTTCCTAAAATACCAAAAGCACCTAGAGCACCTAAAAAACCTAAAGCACCCAAAGAACCATTAAAACCCCCACCTGGTGCTCCTCCAGCTAAACCTCCTCCAGGTGGTCCTCCAGGTGGTCCTCCAGGTGGTCCTCCAGGTGCTCCTCCAGGAAAACCTCCTGCTGGTGCTCCTCCATCTGCTGCACCTCCTGCTGCCAAACCTGCTGTCCCACCTGCTGCACCCAAAGCTCCTCCTGCTAAAGCACCCCCAGCTGCTGCACCCCCAGCTGGAGCTAAACCACCCCCACCTGGTAAACCAGGAGCTCCCGTACCTCCACCTGCTGCAGCTGCTGCTCCAGGTGCTCCTTCTTGGTTAAAATCTACAAAAAAAGTATTAGATGTAGTTCAACAAGCAATAGGTACTGTAATGATGGGTAAACAATTATATGAAATGTTCTCAAAAACACCAGTTAATGATTTTGTTGATGAATTCGGAGATGAATATGGCGATGTAGAAGGAATGGAAGTAGAAGATTTAATAAAAATGTTACAATCACCACCTCACAACTTAGATCCTGAAGAAATCCAAGATTTATTAAAAGAAAGTCAAGGTGCAACTAAAGTTGAAACAGGTGCGACATCGGGTCCATCTGCATCACTCAAAGTAAAAGCTAAAGAATTATCAGAAGGTATCAAAGGTAAACAAAAAGCACCTAAGATATTAAGAGAAGGTGAAACACCTTGTCCAGATGCTTTAAATGCTGTCGCTGATTTTTCTGAAGGTATTGCTAAAGAAGCATTACCCGTAAGAAAACAAGGAGCCTATTTTGGTTCTGGTAAAGTAGATGCTTCAAAGTTACAATCCAATCCAAATATTAATGAAGCAGTGCCAGCAACAAGAGGTATACAAACAAAAGTAGTACCTAAAGCTCAAATGCAATCTAGCACAATGTCTGGTATGGGTAAAGTAGACGCTTCAAAGTTACAATCTAATCCAAATATTAATGAAGCAGTACCAGCCACAAAAAGTATGCCTATGAAAGTAGTACCTAAAGCTCAGATGCAATCTAGCACAATGTCTGGTATGGGCAAAGGTAAAGGCAAGAGAGCTGAAATAGTAAAAAAGATTATGAAAGAAAAAGGATTAAAAATGATTGAAGCTTCAAAATATGTAAAAGAAAATAATCTATATTAAAATAAAGAATAAGATAAGAATGTATGTAATGTAGGGTTAAAATAAAAACTTTTTATAAATATAATATTTATATATATAAAAATCTTTTATAAAAATATATCCTACATTATACATAATGGACGACAGAGAACTAGCAAAAATAATTAGAAAACGAAATCTTGCTTATGTAAAACATCTAAATGAAACATCACCTCATACACAAAGTCACGATAAACTAGAAGGTGGCTTCTTATCTGCTGTAGCTGCAGCAGCGAAGATTGCAATAAAAATGGCATTGAGAGCTACAAAAGCTACTGCAAAAGCTGCAGCTAAAGCAGCAAAAGCTGCCGCAAGAGCTGGAAAAAAAGCAGCACAGACAGCAGCTAGATTAGCAAAAAAAGCAACTAAAGGTAAAACTCTAGATAAACTAGATAAAGCAATGACTATTGCTGATGTAGGTCAAGCAGCATATTCTATTGCACAAATATTAATGAAAAAATCAAAAGAAGGAACAGCATTAACAGATGAAGAATTCAAAAAACTTACTATGAGTCAACAAATAGAGGTTGATTTTCAGAGATGGGCTAGAGGATTAGAAAGAGCAGATTATGAATTATTTAAACAACGTGGTGGAGATAAAACAGCTGCTATGCAACTAGCTAGATTAATGGATGCAGGTGCTGATCCTGATGATTGGGTTGGAAATGAAGTAAATGCAGTAATAGAAACTGCTGCTGCAGAACTTGAAGAGTGGGAAGATTATAAGCCTGAAGAAGATGAAGAATGTGAAGATGAATTAGATAAGGATGATAGATCAGATGCTGAAAAAATAGGTCTAACAGCTCTCAGTTTAATCGACCAAGGTATAGGAGAAGCAATATCAGATGGATTATTAGAAAAAAGAAATGAAGCCAGACGCAGAGATTGTATTAATAGAAAAACGATAGAAAAAAAAGACAACATGTCTAGAATAAAGAGATCAATGGGATTAGATCCTAATGAACCTTTTGACTTTGATGATTTAGATGGTAACTTAGCTGTCCAAGCACATGTATTAGCAGGATTAGCTGCAAAAAATCCTAATGTTAACTTAGCATTAAAGTTAGATAGTAAAAGAGAACTAGCTGGATTACCAAGAATAAGTAAAACTGGAATAGAATTAAAATCTCCAGATACTTTACATAATGACGAGATTGAAAAACTTACTATGTGGTTTATTCTTAATGAGACTAGTGATATTGCAGGATATCCAGACCAGAATTATATACAGAGTGAATTAAGAAAGGATCCTTTTTTTGTTGAACGTGCTCTCGCTAGAATGCCATATTTTGATGACTTTGCATCTACAAATAAAGAAGTACAGGCTCTAGCATTTAGTTTAACTAGTCCATTCAAGGCATTATCATCACCCTTACAAGAAGAAATAAATAGAGCAATAGATAACCCCCCACCAGAATGGAACGCTGATACCACATACGAAACAGGTCAAGTTGTGTTTTATAAAAGAAAGTTCTATAGATGTGGAAGAGGTAAAGGTTATGGGGAAGAATATACACTTACAAAAGCACAAGATTTACAATTGGGGGATTTTACAATTAAAGCAGATGAAGTATCTAAAGAACCTCAAACTTATACGTATACTGGAAAGGAAGCAGAACCTGGAAAATCCTACACTGGTAGTGATTGGTTAGATAAGTTGAAAAATGCTGTATGGCAAGAAGTAAAATATGAAAAACCCGTAGCCAATTCAGATGGAATTAAAAAAGGTCAATCAATAATAGATAGATTTGAAGATGATCCATTAGTAAAAGCAGCAGCTCTAAAAGTATCAAAGGCAGATGAAAGAATAAGAGCTCAAAGTGCAAGACAACCTTGGAAGCCTAATACTGATTATAAAATGGGTAACTTAGTAACATACAATGGATATGTTTATAGTTGTATAGAAGATCATAAATCAGGAGATAAAATAGATCTTAAAAAATGGGACCAATTAGAATTATATGATGAAGAAGAACTTGCAGAATTAAAAAATATTGGTTCTGCTACACCTTATGATAATAGTATAGTATATGAAGTAGGAATGTTTGTAAAATATACTGATACAACAAATCCACAAACAAATGAAAGAATATTTAAAAAGATAAAAGAATCAACAGCAGGTATACTTCCAACAGACACAGAATATTGGGATGAAATATTACTCAAGGATGGAGATTTAATAGATCTTCGTAGTAACCCAAATAGAAGATGGAAACCAGATACAGATTATAAAAAAGGTGATAGAGTGTCATTTACTGACTTACATAATTATGTAGCTATTAATAATGTAGGTAAAAATATACCACCAAATGACCCAACATATGCTAAACAATATTGGAAAAAGTTAATATCTTATGATATTACACCTGAATTAGCTACACAAATATTAAAAGAACAAAGATTAGCTGTTTTTGCTACTGTTGTTTCTGTAGCAGCTGGATATGATCCTGAAGAAGCATATCAATTACGTGATATAGTGTATGCTTTTGATGGTAAGTATTATGAATTAATAAAAGAAAAAAAGGATAAAGATGGTGACGTTGTACCACCACCAATACCACCTCACGAAACATATTGGAAAGTTGTATCTAAGGGTATAACTGTATGGGATCCTAAAGAAACATATGATATAAATGATTTCGTCCAATATGGAGATAAAAAACCAGATGATAAAGGTGATGATGAAGGTGATGATGAAGATGAAGAAGATGAAGAAGGAGATACAGGACCACTTAAACAGAATTATTTATGTATTAAAAAAACAACTGCAGGAACTTTACCAACCGATGAAAACTATTGGCAACCATTAGATGAACAGTTTACATTATTAGATGAGGAAGCCATTGCTGTAAATAAACAAAACTATGATAATGCTTTTATGAATAGAGCTACTGAATTCCAAGATGATGTTACAGCTAGTTATGAAGTAGATGAAATAGTCAAAGTTTTTGTAGATGGTTATCCCCAGTTTTACAAATGTATTAAAGCTATACCATTTGGTAGAGCTTCTGGTGATGCTCTCCGTAAAGCTAAACCGTATGATAATGTGATGGTTTATCATAATGGTGATGTTATGTCCTATTATGGTATAATATATGAAATGATAGGACAGAATGGTGGTTATGGTTTTAATCCTTCAGCTTATCCTAGTATATGGAAAGCAGTAGGTTATGAAAAAGATCCAGGACCACCAAATGAGGAATTCTGGAAAGATTATTCTTCAATTGATATGGAAGAAGAAAAATATGATAAACTAAGAAAAGGTGCAAAAGTTGGTACTCAAGATACAACTGGTATAAAAATAGGTGATCTTGTATCAGATCCAAAAACTGGTTCGTTTTATAAGTTAATAATAGATTCAACTAAAAGAATTCCAACTAATAGAACAGTATTTGATATGAAAGAATTACCATATTTTAATAATACAAGAAAACCAGATATTTCAGGTACAGACCAAACATCTCATTTATTATGGGAACAACAAGATATACCAACAGAATTAGAAGCTCAAGTAGCTACTCTAGTAGCTAGATCTAAATGGAGAAATACCAGACTTTATAAACAAAATGATTTAGTAACTGATAAATATAATCTAAAATATTTAGTTCTCAAAGATACACCTTATGCACCGATGGAGCCTCATTTGAATCCTGATTATTTTGCATTATTAGATGAAGATGATTGGGAAGACGCAATACATCAAGCAGAACAAGATTTAGAAAATACAGCTGATGTAGCACGTGCAAACGAAAGTATAAGATTTGATGAAGTTGAAAGATACAAACCACGTGCTTGGGGTGAAATAGTATTTTACGATAAAAAGTTATACAAGTTCTTTGCATACAGTCAATCTAATACTAAAAATACACCTACACAACCAAAACAAGAATTACCAGGTAAACTTAATAATTCAGGTCATCCTCTTTTAGAGTGGTATCCTTGTGATAGTGATGGTAATCTATTAATAGTAGAACAAAAAGATTATATTATCAATCTAAAAGAACCTTATATATATAATTACACAAAAGAGAACAAAGGTCCAATAATATTTACAGATAATATATATTTAATATATAATGCTCGTAATAAAGATATATTTGGATTAGGTACAGGAAAGTTTGGAGAAGCTGAAGGTTTACGTAGTCTTGACTGGGAACCACTAGGAGATAAAGATCATAGACCAGATCCTCAAGATACATTCACAACAGAAGTATTTAAAGATGGTAACCCGAAGTTTAAACACGATAATACAGGTGCTATTATTGGTACAAATATTGATACATCATTATTACCTCCAGGTGAAGCTGCAGCCATCACAGATATTGTTGATGAACAAGACTGTCCTGCAGCACCAGGTGATGGTGATAATGATACTCCTACACATCACGAAACAGTCCAAGCTGGAAAAGATTTAAAAGAAGCTCAAATCGTAGCTACAGTAAAGGGTGAAGAAGACCCAGCATTAATACAAGGACAGACAACTACTCCTTCCGTTGGTACAGCATCGGGATATAATATAGAAGAATTAGATGGCTCTCAATATCACCAAAAGAAAAAAAGAGTATATAAAAAAAAGAATAAGTCTAAAATGTAGTGTATGTAGGGTTAAAATAAAAAGTATTTTATAAATATAAAAATAATATATATAAAATCTTTTCAAAAAATATATCCTACATCATACATAATGGATGGAAACTATATAATGAGTATAGCAGCTGTTGTCCTATCAGTTAGTGGCACAGTATATGCAGCGTTGAATCACACAAAAGTAAGATCTGCTTGTTGTGGACGTAGAATAGAAGTAAGTCTTGATATTGATAAGACAACTCCTCCACCAATCAAAGCACCATCGGACAATTAACGTTTAGGTGAAAAAAAATATCTAGATTTATTTATATGAATTGGTTAGCAGAACTTGGTAAAGATAGTAAAATGATAGTAATCGCACATAAACACAAAAATGGTAATGTAAGATCATACAATGGAAAGAAACAAAGTGTAAGAGAATATAAACAACAATATTATCTTAATAATATTGATAAATATAGGGAACGTAATAGAGAAGCATCACAAAAAAGAACAGTTGCTAGAATAGAAGCTCTTAGTCAGGATGCAATTATGGATGAAATGGAAAAAAAACTCAATAAAATAGAAATAAATAATTATGATGCATACTTAGATATAATAGGTAAAATAAGTATGCAAGGAACTTAAATATCAAGATCATCATCTTGAAGTTTAATAAAACCTAATACAGGTCTAACACTATTCATTAACATATTAGAACAATCATCACACATAATTGTTTTTTTAGGTTTCTCTTTCACTATCTTTGGCTTGTGTTTATTCTCAAGTTTCTTCTTAGTATGTGCTTTGTATGCTTCTGCGATTTCTTTAGATACAACAAGAAAATCAGGTAAGGTAGGATCAATTAAACTAAGTTTCAATAAAAGTTCAGCAACTTTACGACTCATATACTTTACTATAGATTTATCTATACAAATATTAGATTTTTACTGTAATAAATCTGATGGTTATCACGTCTATTATATAAATTGAATGAGGTGGCGCGAATAGGCG